TTATAGCAAATCTTTTTCCATAAACGCAACTACTTCTGCTTGCTTCGAAGGATACAAATGGCTATAAGTATTTAAAGTTGTTGCTACATCAGAATGCCCTAATCGCTGGGCTACAACCAGCGGGCTAACACCTTTATTTATTAGATAAGAAGCATGAGAATGTCTAAACTCATGCATTACAATCTCTTTAACCATAGCAATCTTTAGATAGTTGTTGAATTTTTTATGTAATGAAGTTGTGGCGAGACTATCATAGAATTCACCAAAAACAACATAATCATTTTTAACTGGTGCTGTTAGTGCAGCATCTTTTTTTATACCTCTTAATAAATTCATTACAAAGTTAGGTAACATAATAATTCGATTAGAAGCTTTAGTTTTTGGTTCTGTAACTTGACGATTGTATTTAGTTTTGTGAATGTTAATGGTCTTTTCTTCGAAATTTATATCTTCCCAAGTTAAAGCTAGTAGTTCGCCTTTTCTTGCTCCACTATAATAAAGAGTTGAAAAGAATGCTTTATACATGGGCTCATCTACCACACTGATAAACTGTTTAAATTCTTCGAATTCCCAAAAGTTAATTCTTTTCTTTGATTCTTTTTGAAAATTCCCAGCAATTCTTGCTGGATTGGTTGTTAAACCATGAAATTTTATTCCAAAATTAAATATTGCTGAGAGTGTAGTGTGGAATTTTTTTAAATATTCCGCAGAGTATTCATTGATCATTTTGTTTTGATAGTCCATTACATGTCTAGGTGTGATACAGTCAATTTTCATTTTTCCAAATTCTTTCATTAAATGATTGTAGATGGCATTTTTTATGGTATTTATTGAAGATTGTTTCCTCCTCTGCGTATACCAATTAAAATAACTATCTGCAACGTGCTCAAATGTTAGATTGGAGTTTGATTCTTTTTCAACTAACATTTTAGCTTCTGCTTCACGTGCTTCTTTTTTTGTTTTAAACCCACGACGTTTTACTTGCTTGGTTGTCCCATCAAACTGACGGACTCTTACTACGAAGAAATATGTACCTCGTTTGTCATCCTTATAGATCACCATAGGGGTTCCTCCTTTATATAAAGAGTGATAATTCAATTTATTGAATAGATTATAGCTTGTTTGTTACCAAAAGAAAAGATGTCCCAATGAGAACATCTTAATAATGGATTTAAGTTTGAAGAAATAACAATTGGTAAACGGCTAATTTTATGTTATGCCATTTGTTAATAAAAGGAGTCAGTCCAATAAAAAGAATCCGCTACAATCTGCAACGGATTCTAGTCTTAGAAGTTTGAAGCAACTAAGACGTTTTGTGATGGAAATTCGATTATAACATATGACGGTTAAAAACCAAATGGACCTTATAGGATTTGAACCTATGACCGGACGGTTATGAGCCGTCTGCTCTGACCAACTGAGCTAAAGGTCCTTGTATGGATAGTATATCAGCGTGTATAAAAAAAGAAAAGGCACAATCAATATGAAAGGGCTTTTTCTTTCAGCTTAATATTTCTTTAAATAAATAGAGGTGTACCTCTTTTATTGGGATGTAAACACACCCTATAAAACAGAATCATCTTTAAATCCAGATTGTTAGCACACACAATAAAAAAGAAGCGAGGTAAATATTTAGATAAACGCTATGTCACTAGTGCGATTGACATATTACGCTCTTAATAATAAGAGAATCTGCTTTATAGAATGTATCCACGTTCTTTATTGTACTACTTCTATTATGTACATGGTATATTTTTTGGTGATTATGCAAAATTGCATTATTGCAATTTCTATAAAACACAAAAAAAGACATCCAAATAAGGATGTCTACGAAATTAAACCATCTTACTTTTAATAACAGAAGAGTAAGGGAACTCAATTATTATTAAACCATCATATTGATTAAAACAGAAAGGATACTTTTATATTATCATATAGTGCTATCCATTAATATTGATAAAAAATAGAAGGGGATTTTTGGGGAATAGACAGAAATCAATGATTGGATGGGTTTGAATTTTTCATAATGGTTGGTTTTTTACCCTTAAAATTAAAATATAATAGCAAAACAATGGGGGAATGGGAAACAATTGTCATTTTAGAGAAACAATTGTTGAAAAAATCAAAAAAGATAATTATTTTAAAGATAATTGTGTTATATTGGGTGCGTATATCCAATTATGGAAGAGAATTTGCAGTTTCGAAAGTTTATGAAATTAACAAAATAATATTATTGAACATAAATAGAGACCCATAGAAGCGTGTTTGAGAGGGACTCTCACACCTCCTCTCGAACCGTTCCCTAACTAGCACTTAGGAAACACTTGCCTCGTATGAGTCCATCTTATTATATCACACTTATACAATGTTCCTTATTGAAAAAATTGTTAGGATGGAGAGTTTATGTTCGGAGAAGGGGGAAGTGAATTTGCAACATGTAATGGATCAGTTGTTGAAAAGAATAGAATTTTGTGGATATTCAAGAAGAAATTTTGCTGAGAAAATCAAAGTAAGTCGTGAAACATTCAGGAGAGGACTTATTTGTGAATATGAAATGGATGTAGCAGTATTTTTTCAATCCATTGAGATTTTATTTGAGCATCCAACTGAAAAAAGAAAAATCATAAGAGAATTTTTCAATATGTGTGAAAGTATCTCTAACATTGAAGTGGCTTTAATATATTGTCAGGTTCAAGGTGAATATAATCTGATGCAACATTTAATAACAAAGCATGAAAATAAAACGAATTTAGGAATTTTTTTTAGTATATATAAACTTTTTAATAAGAGGAATAGAAATGAGTTAAAAGGACAGGCACTGCACGATGAATTGAATAAGAGGCGTTTTTCTTCGAATCCACATTGCCAGGTGATGGTTAATATACTGTATATGCTAGCATTAGCTGATAAGCCGAATAATAACGCTATTATTGAATATGTAGACGCTGTAGAAGAAAATTTAAAAAAAATAAAAAAAGGTCAAATTAAAGATTATCTTAGTATGCTAGCAAATGAAAGAAAGGCATACATGTATCTTTGGAGAGTGCAACTTGATGAATGTAGGGAAACATGTTATAAAATAATTAACTCTTCCCTAGATATTCCAATTGTCAAAGCGACATCATTATGTTGCGTTGGTGAATCTTACCAGTTCGAGTCGCCGGTTATGTCTGAAAAGTTCATAGAACAATCTATTAAAAAATTAGAAGAAGTTAATGTCCCTGTAAAAACTCAAAAGTATATAGCTTTTCAATCTACATTGGCGCATGTAAGGATAACTAACAATTTAAACATTGATAAGATTGATGTTACGGTAATTCATGAAAATGAACAGGCTAATTATGAATATAACTATGGTGATCGAGAGTTAGGAGTTTTAATGTTTGAACAGATGAAAAGAAAAGGATTTACTCCTTTTCAACGTCTTTCTTATTCAAAATGTATTGGTGATATGGAAGGAATTAAACAAGCTCTACTCGAGTTTGAATTAGCAGGGTTAAGTTTTTATGGACAGTTATGTAAGGATATTTTAATGAACAAAGGGGAAGTGCTACAATGAAAAAGAATTTAATTGCACTTTTAATGTGCGTAGGGGTATTAGGATTCGGATTATTTGGAGAAGTTAATCAGATAGAAAAAACAAATCCAGTTCAGTATATGATGACTGATCCTGGCGGAAGTTAATATAGTTGCTATAAAAAAGAAAGTCGCTACTTCGGTAGCGGCTTTCAGTGCGTTTAAGGAGTGACACAAATAAAATTACGCATCGTAAAACTGTGTCACCTGATTTTTGAGTAAAATGAAATAGGAGGAATTTTGATGTTAAACACTGTAGGCGTAGATATTAAAAAGTTGGAGTTAATTGAAAAAATCTTATTATTGGAGAAAGAAACAGAATGCGAAGTGATCTTCCAAGCGATTGGAGAATTAAAAAAGGAGATTGATGGCAAATGAGCTGTCAATCTCTTTTACTATAATTTAGATGCTTGTTCTAAGATATTCTTCATCATGTTTAAAATGGTTTCTTGTTTGGAGCTATCAAGCTTTTCGATTTTACCAGCCATTTCAAGCATTTCTTTTTTGATCTCAGAAGATTCATCCATTGTTAATTGTTTATGATCTGAGCGTCCCAATAAGTAATCAGCTGTAACACCAAAGGCTCCTGCCAGTTTATTTAACACTTCATTACTTGGAGCATTTCTTCCGTTTTCAATTTCCGAGATGGAAGACTTTTTCAAACCTACTTTATCTCCTAATGCTTGCTGTGTTAACTTTATCTCTTTTCTAAGTGTTTTAACCCTAGTCCCTAACATATTTATCCCTCCATTCTATAAAGAGTTCTCATACACATTGTAATATAAAAGTTCACTCTAAACAAACTTTTTTGTTTTATTTTTAAAAAACTTAAAATATAATGTACATTTTTAGTGAACTTATGCTATGATGATTTCATAAGTGAGGTGAGCAATAGTGGATTTTGACAACAAAAAACTTACTTGGATTCTTCTTGAACATGGAGTCAGTCAACGTCAGCTGTCAAAGGAATTAGGTAAAGCAAAAGCTACAGTGTCTGGATATGTCAATGGTACTATACAACCGCCTTTTTCTGTTATATGTAAGATAGCAGATGTATTAGGCGTAAGTGTGGACTATTTTAGAGAGGGTAGGAATGAGTGAACTTTTAGATTGTTTTTTTAACATTTAAGTTCACTTAAAATGTACTTTAGGGAGGGTGAATAATGATTGAGGAAAGCCAGTTTTCGTTAATGATAGTTGCACTCGTAATTTGTATAGTCTCTTTAACAGTTTATTTTTTGGACAAGCCAATTGAAAAGTTTATAAAGGATGATGATAGCGATGTATAAAAACCTATTTATTGTTCGAAGAGAACATCGTATGACGCAAGAGGATGCTGGGAAGTTAGTAAACATATGCCAGCAAACGTATTACCTAAAGGAAAAAGGAAAACGTGATTTTACTCTTACGGAAGCAAAATTACTCGCACGACATTTTAAAACAACGGTAGACGACCTATTTGCGAAGTAACTGGAGGGGAATTTAAATGAAAAACGGTAAAAAATTAACCAAGCGTGAAAAGATCCACCTTAAATCATACAAATTGAATCCTGAGAGCTGGTTAATCTTTAAGAAGGTAGATGGCGAATTACATTTAGTTCATCGTCATACGAACTCAATACGAGTCATTCCAAGTGTGTAGGGTGGACAAGCATTATTAAAAATGAGGAGGGGTTTATATGGACCAATTAACACCAATAAACGAACAACTGACATTATCAAGTTTGGAAGTAGCAAAGATGGTAGGGAAGGAACATAAGGAATTATTGCGAGATATCAGAACATACATTAGCTATTTGGATGGTGAAGAGATGAGCGCAAAATTGCGCCCAACTAATTATTTCATTGAAAGTTCGTACAAAGATTCATTGAATCGAAAAAAACTTTGCTATAACATCACGAAAAAAGGCTGCGAATTAATCGCTCATAAAATGACAGGTAAGAAAGGGACATTGTTTTCCGCTTCTTACATAGAACGATTTCACCAAATGGAACAACATATAAAAAAACAAAATGAAATCCCTACTGACCCATTCAAACAAATTGAAATAATTGCAGCAGGAGCAACTAATTTAAACAATCGAGTTAGCAAGTTAGAACATGTTATTGAAGAGCAATTAACTATTGATTTTGGACAACAACGAGTAATAGAGAAGGCAAAAGGTAGACGTATCTATTTTCTATGGGAGCACGGCCATATTGATAAAGAGGTTCATGGCACTACACGTAAGTTGTTTGGTTTGTTAGGTAAGAATTTAAAAGATGCATTTGATGTGAATAGCTATCGAGATATTTTAAAGAAAGATTTTGATGAGGCTTTAAAGTTTATTGAGGGCTGGAGACCAATGATCTAATTATCTAAAAGGAGGACCATTACGTGGAGATGATAACAAACAAAGAAGTGTTTAGAAGTATTGAAAAGAAAGCAAAACAACTTAGGTTAGTTCCTGATCAATTACAGTTGGAGCAATTACAAAATGTATTTCTTTTTAAAGAATATAGGGGTGAATACATCTGTGTGTATTCGCGTGATAATCAAATTCATTTTGTTTCTGAAACATTTGGAAAAGGTAAAATGACCAATCAAGTCGAGTTTTTTAAAGTTTTTGGTGCAGAGTGGAATGAATATCCTTATAAAATGATTGTCTTTAATGCAATTGCTTGGTACAAGCGATGGTTAAAATCGAATTTCAAAGATATGGACGAATTGTATGACCGAAAGAGAAGTTTACAAAAACAGCATGAATGGTTAATGGAGATTATGGAAATACAACGTGCCAGTGAAAAACTACTTTTCATTAATGAGGTTAACAATGTGTTAAATAGAGTGAAGGAGCAAACTTTAAGTATAGGTAAGCAGATTATAGATATTATTCATGTTTGGGATTTTAGTGTCAATGAGGTGTGTGCTCTTCTTGGAGGGAATGCAATAGAAGGTCAACGGCTATATAAAGAATATCGAGAAGACAAAGAACAGCAAAAAACTTTTAAAACATTTATGGAATATGCCTTGCATAGAGGACTGGAATATAGACATCTAAAAGGGCGAATGAGAGGTATATATGATTGCCCATCTTATGAAATGCCTTTCTACTGGGCGGTAAATAACGTGATTTTGGATTTTATAGACAATTCACCAAAAGCGAAAGAAAAGATAAACGATTTCCTTAAAAATGATTTGGGATTAACTATGTATAGAACAGTTGAAGATTTAGAAGGCAATATTTTAGGAGTTATAGAGGATGGTGAAAGTGATTAAAAAAGTAACTTGCGCCAACAAGTTACTAAATAAAAATACTTAAAAAAATTACTTATTAGAAATATAACATACATGTCCAGTTTATGAAAAGAGGGGCATGATTATGCCCCTTAAATATAAGAGGTGCCTATATGAGCAAATTAATCATAAACGAAGAACCGTTACTAGTTCTTCCATCATTAGCAAAGAGTATCGGATTAAATGAAGCCGTCTTTTTGCAACAAATACATTACTGGTTAAATCGTTCTAACCATTTTTATGATGAAAGACGTTGGATATATAACAGTGCTGTTGAATGGTCTAAACAATTTCCGTTTTGGAGTGAAAAGACAATTAGACGTATTTTGAAAAATTTAGAAGAAACCAAGATTTTATTGACTGGTAATTACAACAAGATGAAATTCGATAAAACTAAATGGTACACCATTGATTATGATAAATTATGTTCGCTCGAAACGGTAAACGATGTGGACAATTTGACTAGAAGAAGTGGTAAAAGTGACCATGTGCTACCGGACAATTTGACCAGACCAATACCAGAGAATACACAGAGACTATCTACAGAGATTACAGAATATATAGTCGAGATAGTAAACTATCTCAACACTACATGTAATAAAAGTTATCGTACCTCAACTAAGAAAACTCAAACATTAATAAAAGCAAGACTAGCTGAAGGCTATAAAGTTGAACAGTTCAAGAAAGTAATTGACATAAAGAAATCTCATTGGTTTGGAGATGCAAAATGGGATGAATATTTAAGACCTGAAACACTATTTGGAACAAAGTTTGAAAGCTACTTAAATAGCAAACCAAAAACAAAGCAACATTCGGAAATGTCTGCTGAGGAACGGTTGGAACATTTCCAAAAAGAAGCAGAGGAACAAGATGATTTGCCATTCTAGGGGTGTGCTAAATGGGGAGAGAAGAACTTTTTCAAAGAGTGTTCAGTAGTGATCGAGAAGTGAGAAACTCAGTCAGTGTAGAGGAATTAATGAAGGCTATGTCACTTGAAGAGGGTGCATGGTGTAAAACTTGTAAAATATTCATTCCAATGATGCAGTTACCCATTTACTTATTAAAACATTTAAAAGGCGCAAAAGTACCGGGTGTTAATTCCACGGGGAAAGTGCAGCCAGTATGCCCTAAATGCTTAAGGAAACCATCTGCGGAACAAGATGAAATTAGATATCAGGATGTTGTAGAGGCAGCACAAAAGAGAATGCAACGAGGAGAAAAAAATCGATATTTAATGCCAACACCAGAAAGATATATCGATGCTACACTTGAGAACTTTGAAATGAGAGCGGGCGTCGAGAAGGCAGTTAAAGGTGCAATATATTTTATTGAAAATATCTCAAAAAAGAAAGAAAAAGGGCTGTTTTTACAAGGTGGATTCGGATCTGGAAAAACAAGAATTTGTTATTCGATTAAACACACTTTAGAGAGTATGGGCCCTAAAGTAATTGTATATAACGTGACACAACTGTTAGATAGGATACGCTCTACATTTAGCAGTGATAAGGAAAGTAAGGCGGAAATTATGGCATTACTCATGAAGTGCGATGTATTAGTCCTAGATGATTTAGGAGCAGAAAAGCCTTCAGAGTTTGCAGCAGAGTTTTTATATACGATTGTAGATTATCGATACAGTACGTGGAGACGAATGATTATTACGAGTAACTGTAGTGATGAGGAACTAAAGGAACGTCTGGGCCATTTACAGGGTGGACGTATTTTAGATCGGTTAAGAGAAGGGTGTTATAAAATTCCAATTACGGCAGGGAGTGCGAGGTAATGGCAAATAATAAGAGTGGAGAAATACTTGATGGTATTAAAGAGTTGCTGTGGAAATTAATAGTTAAAGCGAAAACTGATGAAAGAGTACGGGATTTTTTGGATGATTTTAAAAAAGTGTTAGAAGACAATAAACATTCAGCTAAAGAAGAACTTTCGGTAGCTTTTGCAAGGTTACAAGAAAAACACTTTCCTAACTTTGAAGAAGGAGAATCCAAAAAATGACTAAAGAAAGAGACCAAGTAAAAGCTGGAGTTAACGTTAGAGAAATGTCAGACACTGAATTTATGAAGAAGTATGGAAGGCTTGTTCATCATTGTGTTTGGAAACGATATGCGAAAAAAATGAAGAGTATAGAACATGATACGGGTTTAGATATAGAGGATTTAACTCAATTTGGGATGATAGGTCTTATTAAAGCAAGGGATAATTTTGATCTTGAGTATGGTTGTAAATTTTCAACGTATGCTGTTCCTAAAATCATAGGTGAAATTGGCCGAGCCATTCGAGATCATCAAAAGGTGAAAGTGCAACGGAGTGTATACAGTATAAAGGGGAAAATTCTGAGACAAAACCTAGAAGATGAAATTCCAGAAGAAATAGCAAGTATCCTAAATGAAGATGTATCCGTAGTAAACAACGCATTACATTATCAACCAGGTACACAGTCCTTGAATAAAGTTGTACACCAGTCTAACGGGAATGAAGAATTAACCTTGGAAAGCATGCTAGAAGATAAAAAAGCAGAAAACGTCGAGGATGTATCGATTAATAGAATGGTGATACAGGCATTTAAATCTCAATTATCACATAAAGAACACATCGTATTAGATATGAGTCTACAGAACAGGACACAACAAAACATTGCAAATGAAGTAGGGTGTAGCCAAGTTCAAATTAGCCGTATCTTAACAAAAATTAATAAAAATGCTGCTCAGTTTGGTAAAGATGGGGGTCTACAGGATTGAGTGAAACAAAGGGAGTATGTATGGACCACGTGCCTTCTTTTAATGTAATACAATTTGAATTTTATAAGAAATGGGGAGCGGGAAATGAAAAAGAAAATAATTGCAGGTTTAATGTCTATTATGGCAATAACGGGTTTAGCAGGTTGTAGTACAGAAGCAGATACAGTTTCACAAAATTTATCTAAATCAGCTGATTCGTTTGAGGTTCAACGAAGAGTAGTGTTCTTCAATGGTATAACTGATAAATACCTTTTAAGTATTGAGGGATTATGCGCTTTAGACGCTGGTGATGGGAAGAAGATAACTGTAACTTGCAAGACTGGTGATGGTAAATATAAGAAACATTACCTTGGATTAAGTGATAATGTAAGTTACTTCATTGAACAAACAGATGCTAAATACGAAGATGCATACCATTACAAAGTACTATTTAGACCGGAAGAAATTATTCCAGATATTAAGTTGCAGACAAGCAATAAATAAACTACTTTTATGAGTTTGTATGATGAAGTTTTGAAGAGTAAAACTAAACAAAAGTGCTATTTTAATCGGAATGGCAGGTAATTGACCAAATCACCTGCCAAGTGCCTAAACAGTTCGGAGGGGTAAAGCTCCGTTTTGAAAGAGTGTAGCTGACTCGTAGATAGTATTTGTAATATAAAAAAGATTATTCATATATCACACGGGATATTGAAAGGAGAATGGAAAATGAATACAATCACAATTAAATTTGGCCAAGGTACAGAAGCATGGAAAGATATGCAAGATATTGCGAAAATGTTACAAGAGAAAGGGTATTCCGTTGAACCGTATGAAGAAATTGGAACTGTAAAACTAACTAAGAAAATCAATGACGAATTAGTGGATAAGAAACAGCAATTCAATTGTGACATTTGCTTTTTAAATAAGGATATTGAAGAAAAGTCTATTTATCAATTTGATGAGTCTGGTGACATTGTAGCGTGTAAAGAGTGTGAGAAACAGGCATTTGAACAGTCGAAAAGCCAAACAAAATAGATATTTGAATAGAAAGGGAGAACGAAATGAAAACATTCAATATTACCTTTACTCAAATGAAAATGTATGAAGCAGTTGTTGAAGCGGAAACAATGGAAAAAGCAGTTGAAAAAGTTCGTAATTGCCATGTACAAGAGGAAGATTTAATTGAGAAGGATATAACGATTAATGACTTGCGTGAGGTGCTAGTCAAAGAACAACAGTTCGAATGAATGGGATGCTAAAATCACGTAAGAAAAGGCTTGTTTTTAATTGAGAATACAATAAGTCTAGGAAGTGCTAAAACCGCTCATTCAGGCTGTAAATAGTGTTTAATAAGATTCGATTAAAACAATAGAGAGAAGGAAGTGTTGATGTGGCTAACTTAAAGAAAAAGAAGATAAAAAAAGCCATTGACCGTCGCGCAAGAGCAATGGATAAGGAGAGAGTTACAAATGCATGGAGAAATATTTTTGTGCAAGCTGACATCTTAAAATAAGTGAGGTGGCACACATAATGTTAGAGTGGCTAAAGGATTATCAAAAATTAGAAGATGAAATCATTTATTTGGAAAATGACTTATATAGAAGTAAACGAGAATTAAAACGCTGGGCTGGTGGTGATTTGTGGGAAGTACGTTTAACAGCTGAATCAGAAGGAGCGAAACTAGAAGATCGTATTGCTACTCGTGAACATGAATTAGCTTTAAAAATGAATGACATGTTTGATTTCAAAAAGGTAATTAGTACATTCCATGGTTTGGAACACAAGATCATGTATGGTAAGTATGTGGAGGGCAAAACATTGGAAAAGCTTGCTGAAGAGTTACATTATAGTCCGCGCTATATCTATAATAAACACGCGCAAATAAAGCGTATGATTGAATATGCTCAGAAGTTAAGTTAACAAAATGTTAAGTTCACTTCAGTTCATGTTAACTATTGCAAAAAGAGTTTATAGTAATAACATAAAGAATTGATGAAAGGGCAACTGGTGCATGGTTGCTCTTTTTTATTTAGGAAACCAAAACCATGTAAGAATGATAAAAACAAAGAGAATAAGTAGTATTTTTAAGAATTTCATAACAGCCTCCTTTTAAACTATATAAGAAATGGAATCATTTACAGGAATCATTGTAGACAGTAATGAATAGTTATAAACGTAGAATATAAGGGGAGGAACTATAATTCATGTTAAATGAAGAATTATTAGAAGCACTAATGAAATATCGAAGGTTTAACGGGAAAAATCCTGATATCCTACAAGTAAATCCAAAACATTTCAGAAATCTACTGGAAGAATTAAATTATCCAGAGTGGCTTATTAAAAAGAAAGAAGCAGAAACAGGAACGAAAAAAAGCTTATTAGGAATAGCAGTTGAGCTAACAGATACAGTAGAAAAATTCAAACTATAAAAAGCATCCAAAACGGGTGCTTTTTATTATGCAAAAAATTACATAGGTGGTGTAGAGATGAGTCTTATATTTCATAATGGAGATTTAAATAAGTTGGCAAGAGATACTTCACATGACAGTATCATTTTAAAAGTTGGTGAACAAGAGATTGTATCTTTGAAAAGTAATGGAGATATCTATGTCAAAGGTAGGCTTATTGAAAACGATAAAGAGGTTGTAGATGGCATGAGAGAGTTCTTGAGGTTATCTAGGTAAAGATAAGCGCAAACGTGTTGCATTTAAAAAGGATGGTGTTAAGTAAATGAGTCCAGATGAGATATATGTAAAGCAAATGGATGCGTGGATTAAAGAACAAGAGGCTAGAAGAGAACAGATTGTAGTAACAATTAAAACTAGCTCTGAGATTGTGGAACAAAACAAGATACAGTTGCAATGGTTAGATAAAGGTTTCGGTCTTGCTAAAGAAGAGTTCGAGACTTGGAAGAAAGAAAATAATTATAAGGAGTGTGAATCTAATTGATTACTGAAACAAGAAAAACAATATCAGGTACAGAGTATTGGGATAATGAAAAGAAGAAGAGTCTATTTGTTCCTACAGGTGAAGAACCAGGATTTGAAGTAACTGTTAATCCTGAGAGTATGATTGCTGATAAAGGATTTGCAACAGGAGGATATTTGACTAAAGATACGTTGGCTATTGGTAAAGCAGGTACAGAACTTATCTTGAGTAATAAGACAATAAAAGAGTTACGTGAGTATGCTGATGAGCTAGGCATTGAGATTCCAGCTGATGTTAAAAAGAAAGAAGATATCATTGAATTACTATCATGAAGTACTGTGACTTTAACGGCTGCCATAACAAGATAAGCAAAGGACGTTACTGTGAAGAACATAAGCGTAACAAACCAAGGAAGAAGAAAGATAAGAAGAACATCTATCATCATGAGAACAAACCATTCTATCGTACTGATGTATGGAAGTATGTTAGGTCAAAGGTATATGAAAGAGAGAATGGATGCTGTCAACGATGTGGAAGGTTCGTCTTTGGTAGGCGTGCTCATGTTCATCATGTAATACCAATCAAGGAAGATCCAACTCTTAAATTAGAAGAGAATAACCTAAGATTACTTTGTCCAGTTTGTCATACAATTGAAGAAAATGAAGATAAACCGAAAAAAGTTTTTCCGAGTTATTTCGGAAGCCCCCCTATCAAAAATTAAAATTTGTCCTCTGGGGAGGATAGGTAGCGTAGGGGGCATATCAATAGTTGCGCCATTTTTTAAAAATGAAGGGGGGTGTGAAAATGGCTCGAATGTCAAAGAAGAAAAAGTTGGAAATGCTAGATGTTGCAAGGGATGAAGAACGAAATAGAATCATAAAATTATTGACTGAAGATGATAATTTCACACCTTCCTTAGAACCATTAATTGATAATTATTTAGATGCTTTTATCATTTATAAAACGATGTTTGAAGAATGGAAAGCCGATGGTTTTGCTCCTACAAAAATGCATAAAAACAAGGCTGGTGCAGTAAATGAAATGAAACATCCGCTCGCTCAACAAGTTGAAACTTGGAATGATAAGAAGAATAAAATGTTAGAAGCTCTAGGAATGACGAATAAGGGGAAAAGTGTACAAAAGACACCCAAAAATGCAGGGAATATTCAATCTAATGAGCCTAAAGACGAATTAGCAGCTCATCGGAATAAATGGCGGAAAACCCAATGATTATTACACCAGGCGTTAACTATGCTGATAAGTATGCGAATAACGTCATGCGTAATAAAAAGAAGTACCCGAAGTCGATCATTCTTGCTGTAGAACGTTATAAGAAGTGGAAAAAGCGTAAAGATATTTGGTTTGATGTAGATCGAGCGAATGAAATGTTAGACTTCGTTCAATCGTTCATCCGTCATGTTAAAGGACCACTTGCAGGTCAATTGATGGAATTAGAGCTTTGGGAAATGTTTGTTTTTGCGAATATGTATGGTTGGTATCATAAAAACGAAAAAGGAAAAACAGTCCGTGTTATTCGTGAATCATATGTTCAAGTACCAAAAAAGAATGGAAAAACAATTATTGCAGCAGGTGCATTGCTCTATGCTATGTATGGAGAACTTGAACTTGGAGCGGATTGTTATTGTGCGGCATCGGATTATGAACAAGCGCAAAATGCAGCTGAACCAATTGCACAAGCAATAGAAAACTCCGAACCTCTAGCACGACATACACAAATTTATAAAGGTGTGAATGGAACAGTTAGTGGTGCTATGTATCGATATAGCATCAATGGAATTGCATATCAAAATAAATTCAAAGTATTAACGAAAAACACGAAGGGTCTTGAAGGAAAGAACCCTTATTTTGTGTTGAATGACGAGCTCCATGCACAAGAAAATATGGACATGTATGATAACTTAAAGTCAGCTCAAATTTCTCGTGAACAACCAATGATGCTTAATATTTCAACGGCTGGTAAGGGTGCTTCATCTGTTGGTATGCGTGTTTATAAATATGCGAAACTTGTTCTTGAAAATGATGATGATGATTCTTTATTTGTTGCAATCTGGGAACCTAATAAAAATTATGATTGGGAAGATCGTAAAGTTTGGGAAATGGTTAACCCCAATATTGGTGTTTCCGTTACGATGGAACAACTTGAGATTGAATTCAAAAAAGCGAAGCAGTCCGCACATTCAAAAGCTGAGTTCCTTTCAAAACACTTAAATGTTTTCGTAAATGGTGCGGATAATTATTTTGAACATGATCAAGTACAGCATGTTCTTGTGGAAGATTTGGGTGATCTTACAGGTGAAATTTGTTATTTAGGATTAGACTTATCTAAAACAACAGATTTAACATGTGTGAGTTTAAACTTCCCTTCACATGATGATGAAGGAAGGTCGATTATAAAAGTGAAACAAATGTATTTCCTTCCTAATGAAAACATAGATTTTAAAGAAAAAGAGGATAATGTTCCATATACTGATATGGTTGAACGTGGTTTTGCTACGTTTTGTGATGGAAAGATGATTGATCAGGATCAAGTTATGGAATATATAGTTGAATGTATGGATTTATACGATGTACAACAAATAAATTATGATCCAGCGATGTCTCAAAAGTTAATAGAGAAACTTGAAAATCTTGGTTTAGAATGTATTGCGGTAAATCAGTATCCAAATGTTATGAATGCAATGCTTGATGATTCAGAAATACTAATTTATGAAAAGCGTTTATTTACAGACAATCCTTTATTTGTTTATTGCGCTCTTAATGTTGTAGTAGTAACAAATATTAATGGAATGAAGGCACCAAGTAAGCGACAGTCCAAAAAGAAAATCGATGGATTTGTTGCTTTTTTAGTTGCTCACAAAGAAACCATGATGATTATGGATGATGTGAGTGAAGAGGGCATGGATGAATTAATTGGTGAGATTTATAGATAGAAAGGCGGTGAGAAATTGGGTTTACGCGATCGTTTTTCAAATTATTTGTATCGAAAGTTAGAGAAGCGTGGTTTGTTTGATGACATTTTAGGTAATAGCATTCGTTATGGTGGTAGGTATGTAAGCAGTGACAATATTTTAGAATCTAGCGATGTTTATGAGTTGCTACAAGATATAAGTAATCAAATGATGTTAGCTGAGATAGTTGTGGAAGATAAAGAAGGCAAAGAAATTAAAGATGATTTTGCTCTTAAAGTGTTGAAGAATCCGAATAACTATCTTACGCAATCAGAATTCATTAAGTTAATGACTAATACCTATTTGCTCCAGGGTGAAACGTTTCCGGTTCTGGATGGAGATCAATTACATTTAGCTTCAAATGTTTATACGGAATTAGATGATAGATTGATAGAGCATTTTAAAGTAGGTGGAGAAGAAATTTCATCATTTATGATCCGTCATGTAAAAAACATTGGTGCAGATCACTTAAAAGGAAAAGGCATTCTTGATTTAGGGAAGGATACGCTTGAAGGGGTTATGTCAGCCGAGAAAACTTTAACGGATAAATATAAAAAAGGCGGTTTATTAGCCTTTATGTTAAAGATGGATGCGCATATTAATCCTAAGAATGGTGCACAGTCTATATTAATCAAAGCTATTTTAGATCAATTGGAGTCAATTGATGAATCAAGGTCTGTTAAGATGATTCCACTTGGAAAAGGATATTCAATAGAAACACTTAAAAGTCCACTAGACGATGAAAAGACTCTTGCATATCTAAATGTATACAAAAAGGATTTAGGTAAGTTTTTAGGAATAAATGTGGACACATATACAGCTTTAATTAAAGAAGATCTTGAGAAATCTATGATGTATTTGCATAACAAGGCAGTTAGACCAATAATGAAAAATTTTGAAGACCATTTGAGTCTTCTTTTTTTCGGAAAAAATTCGGATAAACGTATTAAATTCAAGATTAATATTCTTGATTTTGTTACTTATAGCATGAAAACAAATATTGCTTACAACATTGTTCGAACTGGTATTACATCACCAGATAATGTTGCAGATATGCTTGGATTCCCAAAACAAAATACACCTGAATCACAAGCAATCTATATTTCTAATGATTTAACTGAAATTGGTAAGAAAAACGCAACTGATGATTCATTGAAGGGAGGTGATGGAAATGGCAAAGACAAAGGAAACACGGACATTTGACATCACCAAATTAAATACTAGAGATGCTACAGAAGAACAACCTTCTATGATAACTGGTTATGCAGCCGTTTTTAATTCAAAAACATCTATTGGTGGCTGGTTTGATGAAATTATTGCCCCTGGGGCATTTGCTCGTGCTCTTTCTGAGAATGGGGATATTAGAGCCTTATTTAATCACAATTGGGATAACGTTTTGGGTAGAACCAAAAGCGGAACTTTACGATTAGAAGAGGATGCAAAGGGATTGAAATTTGAAGTTGAATTACCTAACACTTCTACTGGTCGTGATTTAGCAGAAAGTATGTCCAGAGGTGATATTAATCAGTGTTCATTTGGATTTTGGGTAACTGAAGAAGAATGGGATTATAATGTTGAGCCAGCATTAAGGACTGTTAAAGAAGTAGAACTTTATGAAATATCAGTCGTTTCAATACCAGCTTATGATGATACTGAAGCATCATTAGTTCGTGGTAAAGAAATCGGTAAAGAAGTAGAACAGCGAATGAAAATGATTAAACAAATAAATCAAATCTTGGGGGAAAAGTAAAATGAACAAACAATTATTATTAGCATTACAAAAAAGAAGCAATGAAAGATTAGTAGAATTACGTACACAGGTTGAAAATCCTGAGTTACGTGCTGAAGACTTACCAGCAATTCAAGAAGAAATTGATGAAATTAACAAACAATTACAAGAAGTTGCGGATGCTTTAGCAAATCTTGAAGATGATGGTGGAGGTGAAGAAGGAAACGAAGATAATGAAGAAGGTGATGAGGGATCTGGTACTGAAGGTTCTGGAGAAGGCGGAGAAGGGCGTGCTAGCAATACTGAAGGTGGAGAAAATAGAAATGGATTAACGCCTGAACAAAGAAGTGCAGCAATGGCAGCTATTGCAACAGGTCTTTCTACTCGAGGACATAAAACCACTAAAAAGAAAGAAAAAGAAATTCGTTCAGCGTTTGCTAATTTTGTAGTTGGTCGAATTAGTGAAGCTGAAGCTCGTTCGCTTGGTATTGAAGCTGGGAATGGATCAGTAACTATTCCAGAAGTAATTGCTTCTGAAATCATCACGTATGCTCAAGAAGAGAACTTATTACGTAAATATGGTTCAGTTCATAAGACAGCAGGTGATATGAAATATCCTGTTCTTGTTAAGAAAGCAGATGCAAATGTACGTAAGAAGGAACGTAAAGATAGTGATGAAATCGTAGCAACAGATATTGAATTTGATGAAGTTTTACTTGATCCAGCTGAATTCGATGCACTTGCTACTGTTACTAAAAAATTATTAAAAATGACAGGTGCTCCTATTGAACAAATCGTTGTGGACGAGCTGAAAAAGGCTTATGTACGTAAAGAAATTAATTTTATGTTTAATGGTGATGATGTTGGAAATGAAAACCCTGGTGCGTTAGCAAAAAAAGCAGTAGCGTTCACACCTTCTGTTCCAGTGGATTTAAAAGCAGCGGATGTAGGTCAAAAAATGTATGATGCATTAGTTGAGATGAAGAATACACCTGTTACTGAAGTAATGAAGAAAGGTCGCTGGATTATTAACCGTGCCGCATTAACAGTAATTGAAAAAATGAAAACTACTGATGGATTACCATTACTACGTCCAATGACACAAGTAGAGGGTGGTATTGGTAATTCGCTTGCCGGCTATCCTGTAGAATTCACTGATGCGGCTGATGTAAAAGGAAAACCAGATGTTCCAGTATTATATTTTGGTGATTTTTCAGCGTTCCATATCCAAGATGTTATTGGTGCAATGGAATTACAAAAATTGATTGAAAAATTTGCTGGTACAAATAAAGTTGGTTTCCAAATCTATAATTTATTAGATGGTCAATTGATTTATTCTCCATTTGAACCCGCTGTTTACCGTTTTGAAGTAAAAGCAGCAACTCAAGGTTAATTGATTATGAATGAATTAATTGAGAAATTAAAATCTCATATTCATTGGGAAGAGGGTATGGATGAAACCATGCTCTCTTTTTATATCACTCAAGCAAAGACTTATGTAAAGAATGCAACAGGCAAACAGACCGAGTATTTAATTATTATGGTCGCTGGAATTTACTATGATTACAGGGTCGCTGAAAAAGAATTAGAACAAGCTCTTGATGCCTTAACACCGATGTTTGTCCAGGAGGTTTATGCCGATGAAGAGAAAGACGAATAAACTCAAATGGATAGGAGAGCTACTTAAATTAGGAGAAACAATTGATCCAGAAACAGATCGAGTTGTGATGGGATATCCGTTAGAACGTAATATTCGTTATAACAACATTGGAGTTACGGCCACTGATAAATTTACAACGAAAGATACGAATGAAATTGTAAAGAAAATTGAAGTTCGTATTGATCGGGAGATTGAAAACAATCAAAAGGATTACCGTGTAAAAGTTGGTGGCCGTATTTATAATATCGAGCGCATTTATGTGAAGGAAGAAGACCGATTGATGGAGGTGTCACTATCGTATGCAAATTAATTTTGAACAGTTGCGAAGTCTTATGAAGAAATCTGGAATTCCAGTTTCTCGTGATAGTGCTCCTACAGGGGTAGATTACCCTTATATTGTGTATGAATTTGTGAATGAGCAACAGAAAAGAGCTTCTAATAAGGTTATAAAGGATATGCCACTTTATCAAATTGCAGTTATCACAAATGGAACTGAAAAAGATTATGAGCCATTAAAGGATGTCTTTAACGAAGCAGGCGTGTCTTATTCTCAATTTGATGGAATGGGTTATGACGAGAACGACGACACTATCACGCAGTTTATAACGTATGTGAGGTGTATCCAGTAATGGCTTCAAATAACAATGGTTTTGCTGAAGCCTTAGAAGATATCAATACGCTATTACGTGTGAATAAAAAAGTAAGTTTGGATGTGTTAGATGAAGCAGCAAAGTATTTTGCTAGTAAATTAAAACCGAAAATCAAAGCATCCAGTAAAAACAAGCGGACACATTTAAGAGATAGCCTAAAGGTTGTTGTGAAAGATGATCGTGTATCTGTGGAGTTTAAAGATGAAGCTTGGTATTGGTATTTAGTTGAACATGGCCATAAAAAAGCAAATGGTAAGGGTCGTGTGAAAGGAAAACACTTTGTCCAGAATACCTTTGATGCGGAAGGTGACAAAATTGCTGATATTATGGCACAAAAAATAATTGATAGAATGTGAGGATGATATACATGACAGTTGAAAATAAAGAAATTCAATATTCGGTAGGGATAGAAGATTTATATCTGTGCTTGATGAAGGGAAATGAAACTTCTAGTGCACTACCAACTTATGAGGATATCGTTTATAGACAAACGAATATTTCTGATTTAACGATTTCCACTACTTCTACTAATTTTACAAAGTGGGCATCTAACAAAAAAATTATTAACATTGTCAAAAATACAGCGTTTGGATTAGCTTTTAATCTTGCTGGTCTAAATCGTGAAGTAAAAGATAAAATCTTTGCCAAAACACGTAAAAAAGGTGTGTCTTTTGAAACAGCGAAGGCAAAGGCGTATCCCAAGTTCGCAGTAGGTGTTGTATTTCCTTTAAATGATGGAACAAAAATATTACGTTGGTATCCAAAATGTACGGTTGCTCCAGTAGAAGAATCTTGGAAAACACAAGGTGATGAAATGACTGTGGATGACATTGCTTACACAATTACAGCAGATCCATTGTTATTTAATGATGTAACACAAGCTGAATTAGATACTGGTGATCCAGAGGCAAAAGGAATTAAAGCTGAAGATTTCCTAAAACAAGTAATTTGTGATGAATCTCAACTAGCGCAGCTAGGTGGAACAACTCAAACAGGTAAATAAGGAGGGCAATTATGGCACGTTTAAGTGATTTAGTGAATGTAAATATAACTAGAAACAGCATTAAGATACAGGATGTTTCAATCCCTGTTATTTTCACTTTTGAATCTTTTCCTTATGTGGAAGAGGCGTATGGAACACCCTATCATGAATTTGAAAAAGAAATGAATGATATGTTAGGAAAAGGTCAATTTAGCCTGGGAGAAAATGAAGCGAAATTGATGCGTGCATTAATTTATGCGATGGTACGTAGCGGCGGTACAGAATGTACATTAGCTGAATTGAAAGGTGCCATTCCTATGAATGATTTACCTGATATCTTCATCGTTGTATACGAAATTTTCAGTGGCCAAACTTTCCAAACTTCTGATATGGAGAAGTTGAAGCAAGAAAAAAAGTAAAAAACATACTGACTAAAAACGAGGAATCTCAGTCCGAATTGGACTGGGATTTTTATTTTTATGTTGGTAATACGTTGCTTGGTTTAAGTATGAATGACTTCTGGAAAATAACACCTGCACATTTTTTGAAACAATTCATTATGCATCTCAGATACAACAATCCGGATGCATTACATGAGCAGAAAACAAAACAAATCTACACGCTAGATCAAACACCATTCCTATAAGAAATGAGGTGAGAAAATGCCTGGGAATAGTAAAGAAAGAAACGTTGTTCTTAATTTTAAAATGGATGGCCAAGTTCAGTATGCAAATACATTGAAACAAATCAATATGGTTATGAATAATGCAGCGAAAGAATATAAAAATCATATTGCAGCAATGGGACAAGATGCGACAATGACTGATAAACTTCTTGCTGAAAAGAAGAAGCTTGAAATTCAAATGGAAGCAGCCAAGAAACGTACAGCTATGTTACGTGCTGAATATCAAGCTATGTCTAAGGACACAAGTACAACCGCCGAACAACTCAATAAGATGTACGGGAGGTTGCTTGATGCAGAACGTGCTGAAACTTCTCTTGATAATGCAATGAAAAGAGTGAATGAAGGTCTTTCCGAGCAAGCAATTGAAGCCAGGGAAGCACGCGGAACTTTACTGGATTTACAAGAGAATTCTAAGAAACTTGAAGCAGAACAAAAGAAACTAACAAGCTCATTCAAACTTCAAAATGCTGAATTAGGTCAAAATGCTAGTGAAGCGGATAAGTTGGAATTAGCGCAGAAACAACTACGTCAGCAAATGGAAATGACTGATAGGGTCGTCCACAACTTAGAACAACAATTGAGTGCAGCAAAGCGTGTGTATGGTGAAAATTCCACAGAAGTACAGCAACTTGAAACGAAATTAAATCAAGCGAAAACGACATTGAAGCAATTTGAGAATTCGTTGCATAGTGTCGGTCAAAGTGGTTCACAAGCCGCAGATGGTATGGAGCAACTAGGAAAGAAATTAGATTTGCACAATATGATGGAAGCTACTCAAATGCTACAAGGAGTATCGCAACAGTTAATTGAGCTCGGAAAAGCGACCGTGGGTATAGCGATAGACTTTGATAGATCGCAAAGAAAAATACAATCTTCATTAGGATTGACCCAAAAAGGTGCTGAAAACCTGGGTAAGATTTCAAAGGAAGTGTGGAAAAAGGGATTTGGTGAAAGTCTTGAAGAGGTCGATAATTCACTGATAAAAGTCTATCAAAATATGCGGGATGTTCCACATGAAGAATTAAAAGGTGCATCGGAGAATGTCTTAACCCTAGCTAAAGTGTATGATGTTGATTTAAACGAAGCGACACGTGGTGCAGGACAATTAATGAGTCAATTTGGTTTATCAACACAACATACTTTTGATTTACTTGCTGCCGGTGCTCAAGCAGGTCTAAATTATTCGGATGAGTTGTTTGATAACCTTTCAGAATATGCACCGTTATTTAAGCAGGCAGGTTTTACTGCGGATGAAATGTTTACAATCTTAGCAAACGGGACACGTGACGGCGCTTATAATTTGGATTATATCAATGACACAGTTGCTGAATTTGGAAAGAAAGTACAAGACGGTTCAAAAGGAACTGCAGATGCTTTTGCTGGGCTTTCAAAAGAGACTCAAGGTGTTTGGGAAGCTTTTAACAATGGTAAAGCAACAGCCGCTGATGTGTTCAAAGCTGTAATAGGCGATTTAGGAAGTATGGACGACAAAGTCAAACAAAATCAAATTGGTGTTGGATTGTTCGCCACTCGTTGGGAAGATATGGGCGCGAAAGCGGTATTAGGGCTTACTGATGTAAACGGTGGACTTGGTGATGTAAATGGACGTATGGATGAAATGAAAAAACTTCAAGAAGAATCACTTGGACAAAAGTTTCAAAGTGCATTGCGAGAAACGCAAGCAGCACTGGAACCGTTAGGAAAACAACTTGCCGATTTAGCTGCAGATGTTCTTCCGAAAGCTGCAAAAGGAATCTCTGATCTTGCTGAATGGTTTTCTAAGTTACCTGGGCCAGTTAAAGATTTTGTTGCCATTTCTGCAGGCTTGACAATTGCTATTACAGCTATAGGGGCTGCGATAGGTGTGTTATCTTTTGCGTTTGGTGCACTGAGTTTATCATTATGGCCTGTTTTGGGAATTATCTTGGGTCTTTCAGCTGTAATTGCAGGTGTTATTTGGGCCGTGAAAAACTGGGGAGAAATAACCGATTGGCTTTCAAAAAAGTGGTCGGAATTTAAAGATTGGTTTGGCGAATTGTGGGATAGCATAGTTCAAACTTGTGAAGATGGTTGGTCATCCACAGTTGATTACTTTTCTGGAGCTTGGTCAGATTTTTTAAATATGGTAAATGAATTCTTTGAACCTATTGGTCAATTTTTTACGGATCTATGGACGGGAATTTCTGATACGGCATCTGAAATTTGGACAGGTATTACTGATTATTTTTCAGAATCGTGGTCTTCATTCATTGAACTAGCAAATAGTATATTGTCGCCTTTAGGTGAATTTTTTAGTGGATTGTGGACGGGTATTGTTGAAACAGCTTCTGCATTATGGGGGACACTCGTACAATCTTGGCAAGAAACTTGGAATACCATTGTTACGGTTTTAGATCCAATTATTTCTTTAATCTCTACAGTTCTTGAGGCTGGATGGTTATTAATACAAGCTGGAGCACAAATTGCATGGGCTGCAATATCTCAATATATTATACAACCCATCCAGGAAGCGTATGATTGGATAAGTGCAAAAATTGGCGAATTAGTCACATGGCTTAGTACGCAGTGGGAACTTATAAAGGCTGCTGCACAAGTTGCTTGGGGCTTATTTAAACAATATATTACTCAACCTGTTCAAGAAGCATGGGATTGGGTTAAAGAACAGATCGGTACGCTTGTTTCTTGGTTAAATTCACAGTGGGAGACATTGAAATCATATACTTCCGCAGCGTGGAATCTAGTAAAACAATATGTCATTCAGCCTGTTCAGGAATTGTGGAATGCAACGAAAGAAAAATTGAATGATTTAGCGAATTGGATACTAGGTAATTGGGCCAAAATCCAATCTTATACACTTACGGCATGGAATCTAGTTTATAAATATATTATTGATCCAGTGATTTCAGCTTATAATTCTGCAAAAGAGAAGTTCAATGATATGTACAATACGGCACGGGAAAAATTTGATTCTGTAAAGAATGCAGCGCAAGAAAAATTTGATGCAGCAAAGAGATTTATCGTTGATCCGATAAAAGATGCGGTAGATAAAGTAAAGGGATTCATTGATAAAATCAAAGGGTTTTTCAGTGATTTGAAATTAAAGATTCCAAAACCAGAAATGCCAAAAATGCCACACTTTAGCCTGCAAACTAGTACGAAAAATATTTTGGGTAAAGACATTACTTTCCCATCCGGTATCGATGTGCAATGGCGTGCAAAAGGCGGTATCTTTACTAGACCTACAATTTTCGGCATGAGTAATGGTCAGTTGCAAGGTGCGGGAGAAGCGGGGCGAGAAGCAGTTTTACCGTTGAACAAAAAGACATTGGGTGAGATTGGTGAAGGGATTGCAGCAACAATGTCTACTGAACCAACTGTAATTAATATTTATAATCCTTCAGTGAGGGATGATCGTGATATCGACCGCATGGTCGGAAAAATAGATGATGCACTTGCTCAAAAAGGGCGTAATTCAAAAATAGGAATAGGGAGGACTTAAATTGCTAGACATAGGTATCGATAATCAGTTGGCAAGTGACTACGGAATATGTATAGTAGGACGCCCTGTTATTCCTACAGCAGAACAAGAAGTAGAACATATTGAAGTGTCTGGTAGACATGGTTCACTTACAAAAAAAGGGGCGTTTAAAGACGTTCCTTTAAAAATAAAGTTCAATATGCTTGAAGAAGAGAATATTAAGCCGTTGGTGCGACGTATGAAGTCGTGGTTGATGAATGGAAAAACATTATATTTTACTGATGATGATGTGTATCGAAAAATTAAACATGTTGTAGTAGGTGATATTGTAAATGAAATTGAAGAACACGGTGAATTTGAAGTGGATTTCAAGCTAGATCCCTTTGAATATACAGAGGATGTCAATCTAAAGCTCACCAAACCTGGTGTAATTTATAATCCAGGTACAATTGAATCTGATCCTAAGTTTTGGATTGTGGGAAACGGTACTTTCCGTATAACAATCAATGACGTCTCTTTTCAAATAAAAGATGTGAATGGTTCTGTTGTTATAGACTCAGAAGTACTTGAAGCATATACCGATACCATATCAATGAATAATAAAATGGTCGGGAAGTTCCCTATATTCAACGTAGGTGAAAATAAAATAGAGTGGTCAGGAGCAATTCAATTTATGGAAATTCGACCTAGGTGGAGATATAAATGATTACTTTATATAAACCAAATGAGAATGATTTTACACACAATGGTATAGGAGCTTTAGATAAAAACATTTATAACGCAACTGTTGAGGAAGAACTCAATGGTTTATTTTTATTTTCATTTAGTTATCCATTGTTTGCGCCGCATGGTCTGGAAATAGAGGGAATGAGTATTATTAAAGTTCTAACTCCTGATGGTGAACAACTATTTCGAGTGGCAGCTCCTAAAGTCAGTATGGGTGAGATTACAGCGCAATGTTATCACATTTTTTATGACTTAACAGAGAATCTAATTGAAGACATTTTCGCTGAAACAACAAATGGGAATGGGGCTATGAATCGTATGTCAGCAGGATGCCAATACAAGCATCCTTTTCAGTTTTATTCAGATGTACCAAAGATAGCAAGTGCACGTATTGTCAGAAAAAATCCTGTGGAAGCATTATTGGATTCTAGTCAAGACAATTCATTTGTTAATCGTTGGGGTGGCGAATTAAAAAGAGATAATTTTGATGTGAAGATGCTACAAAATCGTGGTATGGATCGTGGGATAGTGATTCGTCATAAGAAAGATTTACTAGGATATGAGGGTAATGTGGATTGGAAAAGTCCCATAACTAGAATCATGCCACAAGGTTTTGATGGGTTATTTCTTCCTGAAAAATATGTGGATAGTCCACTTATAAATAAGTATCCTCATCCTAAAATTAAAGTGGTTGAGTTTAAACATATCAAAGCAGCTATTGGTGAAAATGCTGACGATGAAGATGCAGTTCCGTTAGAAGAAGCATATAGGTTATTACGCCAGGCAGCCAAGGATATGTTTGCTATTCAAAAGGTTGATCAGCCTAAAGCAACTTATAACGTTAAGTTTCAGGAGTTATCACAAACGGAAGAGTATAAGGATTATAAGCATTTACAAAGTGTTTATATGGCAGATACTGTTACGGTTGAACATCAAGAAGATGGAATTGATATAAAAGCGAAGGTAATTGCTTATAAGTATGACCCGATAAAAAAAGAGTATCTAGATATAACTATTGGTAATTTCAAAGAATCTTTTACGGATGTTTCTGGTAGGGTTGACCTGGTACAAGAAGAGTTATCAAATATGCCAAGTTCGATTTTGGATGCAGCAAAAGCAAATGCTACAAGCCTTATTAATTCAGGATTCGGAGGGCATGTCCGTGTTTATCCAGATCGTATTTTAATTATGGATACGAAAGATGAAAGGAGTGCTAAAAAGGTTTGGCAATGGAACTTGAATGGATTAGGGTATTCTTCCACAGGTGTGAATGGACCATATGGAACTGCTATTACAAGTGATGGAAGAATTGTTGCTGATTTTATTACTGCAGGTACGTTAAGTGGGAATCTGGTGCAAGGCGGAGAAATAACAGGTTCAACTTTGAAAACATCTAATTCGGCTAATTTTGTAAATATATCTAAACAATTTATTCGTCTCTATGAATCCTCGAAAGTAAGAGCCTTTATTGGGTATTACAAAAATAGTAGAGGTGAAATACAGCCCACTTTTATTCTAGGTGGTGACTCAGATCAAACAGGTGCAAACGGCGCCATCATGTTGTATCAATTCTCAGATGTAAGTGTTAAGTCTGGTGGAATTGGAATCACAAAGGGACTCGATGGTAATGGGTACTTGAATGCAACTTCTTTATACTTTTCACAAACAGGGAATGCAATGCTCGATGCTGATAAAATGATTGTCCTAGATGCCCAAAGTGAGATGAGATTTAAGGTTAAAGATCAATTCCGCTTTTATCGTAATGACAATTGGATTGCAAGTATCGGGGTTGCATCTGGAGGGGATACAGATATCATGCTCCCAAATGCAATAATACGCAATTCGAATTGGGACAATGGGTATATCCAAGTGAAAACCGCCCTTGGGACATATTATCAAGGAGTAATTGCTTCAGACTTCAAAGTTTCTTCAAAAGAAACATATAAAACCAATATCCGTCCTATTACATCCAGCTTACTTGAAAAGGTAATGGAATGGGAAATTAAACAGTACAATTTGAAAACAGATATTCCAAAACTTTATGAGATGCGTATGAATCGTAAAGAAGGAGAGCCGACAATTACTACAGAGGCAATTCCTACACATTATGGTTTAGTTATTCCAAAAGAATCAGAGGAAAATGGTGTGGGGTTATATGGGATGCTTTCACAATTGACAAGCGCATTTCAGGAGCATGTAATCAAAACAGAGGTTAAATTTGAAGAATTAGAGCCGATAAAGTCTAAAGGGAATATAAAACATAGGAACAAAGTAAAGCGCCAAAGAAGACCGCCTAGACGCGTGAAAAGGAATAGTTAGAGAGAGGTGTAGTCATGCGAAACGAGGAAATTATTATAGACTTAGCAGATCCTGTGTTCACAAAAACAATTCGTTCTCGGCAGAATGACAAGAATGGATTGAGGCTCACTGTGTACGTAAGAGAAAAAGGGCAGAATGTGGATTTAACAGGATATGCGGTTAAATATGAAGCGACAAATCATACAGGAGTATTCATTCGAGATGATGCTCAAATAGTTGATTCAAAAAATGGTGTGTTTTCCTATACGTTTACATCTCAAGCTGTTTCCACATCGGATGATTGGACAGCTTATTTTGTGATGGAAAAAAGTACAGAACGAATGAGTACACCAGATATTCGGATTACATTAAGACGTGATGTGAAAGAAGGAAATATTAAAATTGAAAATTATATTTCTGATTTTGATAATCTCAAGAAACAGATAGATGCTTTGCAGCAAGCGGTTGATAAAATGGACGTCGTAAAGCGTTCAGGCGGGATGATGACAGGTTATCTAACAATGAGACCGACAATCGGTTCCAATATTGGAGTTGGATTCAATAGTGAGGATAAGGTATTAGATATCGGTCTTGTAGGAGTCTCGGATGGTCAATTATATTTAAAAGACTGGAAAAATAATAAAGTATTGTTTGAAAAATCGCCTACTGGGGCATTCAATGTTTTTGCTGATAATCTTCTGAAAAAAGCTGGCGACATCATAAATGGATTACTTGAATTTAAGAGTGATAATGCAATTGTATTAGGAAGTCGTTCTTATAAGACAGTTATTCATAAAGGGGCGCAAGGAGAGTTGATATTTGCTCCTTCTACAAAAGAACAAGGTGATTCTTGGGATTGGTCCAAACGAGTAGAATTTCGAGCAGATGGTACTATTAGGCAAGCAACAGATACAGGGTGGACTAATCTTGCAATAACTGGAGCAGAAAGTGTTACTGATAGAAATATGAAATATAAAAAAAATGGTGAGCAGATATCTGTCATTGGATCAGTTAGAAATCCGACAAATACGACAGTATTTGCAACCCTTCCGGCTGGATTTCGCCCTGTACAAAACATTGCTTTCCCAGCACTTGCTTATGGCAATGGACCAACAGTTTGTGAAGTTACAGTTAAAAGTGATGGTGGGATTTTCGTAAATGGTGTTCAGAGCGGTAATACAATTCATATTGCAATGAGTTTTTTAATTTAGAGTGTAAACGTTAAGCGTGCATAAGCAGGCTGAATAAAGGAGTGGGAAAATGGAACGAATTGATGTATTAATGAAAGCATTTATAGCTACATTCGGTGGCTTTTGTGGGTATTTCTTGGGAGGATGGGATGCAACATTGAAAATCTTAGTAACAATGGCAGTTATTGATTATGTAACTGGCATGATAGCAGCAGGATATAACGGAGAATTAAAAAGTAAAGTTGGTTTCAAAGGCATCGCCAAAAAGGTGGTGCTTTTTCTTTTAGTTGGGGCAGCAGCACAATTAGATGCAGCACTGGGAAGTAACAGCGCAATTCGTGAAGCGACTATTTTCTTCTTCATGGGCAATGAGTTACTTTCACTTTTAGAAAACGCTGGTCGTATGGGAATCCCCTTACCTTCAGCATTAACAAATGCAGTTGAAATTTTAGGTGGTAAACAAAAACAAGAAGAGAAAAAGGGAGATGTTCAATAATGGAAATCAGAAAAAAATTAGTTGATCCAAGTAAATATGGTACAAAGTGCCCTTATACAATGAATCCAGAATTTATCACAGTTCACAATACGTATAATGATGCGCCAGCTGAGAATGAAATTGCTTATATGATACGAAATAATAACGAGGTGTCATTCCACGTTGCAGTAGATGATAAAGAAGCTATACAAGGCTTACCTTTAGAACGGAATGCATGGGCTTGTGGAGATGGGAATGGTTCAGGAAACAGAAAGTCGATTAGTGTGGAAATCTGCTATTCTTTAAGCGGCGGAGATAGATATTATAAAGCAGAAAATAATGCAACTATTGTTGTAGCTGGGCTCATGAAACAATACAACATTCCAATCAGTAAAGTTCGCACACACCAATCGTGGAGTGGAAAATACTGCCCGCATCGTATGTTAGCGGAAGGGCGCTGGAATTCTTTTATAGAAAGGGTGCAAAACGCATATAACGGTGGTGGGAATGCAGGTTCTACAAAACCATCTAACAATGGTGTAGGTATTGTTACGATTACAGCGGATGTCTTACGCGTTCGTACAGGACCAGGAACAAATTATGGCATTGTAAAGAATGTGTACCGAGGGGAACGCTATCAATCTTGGGGCATTCAAAATGGCTGGTACAACGTTGGTGGAAATCAATGGGTTTCTGGGGAGTATGTGAGGTTTGAGGGTTAGGATGACACCATTTTTGAGATCGTTCATACTCTGAGACTACGAATAAGACCTATGTGTATGTGAAATGAACGGAAAAAGAGCATTCCTCTGGCGAGTGAGGAACGCTCTTTTTTAACATTATAAAGATATATCTCTCATTTGGTTTGTCGATAGTAATCATATGTAACGAAAGGAATAAATATGAACAATAAAAATCAGAGTACTCTTGTGGAGTGCTCTGATTACATAGGATGCTATATAAAAAGGGAACGTGTTAATTGCATTGTATGTAGCAACATGCTGAAATATGAGAAAAAGCAATCCAGGGTGGTGAGGCCCGAATGCTTTTTCTGTATATAGAAAGGCATCATGCCAGGAGCAATTTAATATATGCTTCTAAAGTACGTGATGTTCTATCAAAATAAAAAGGCACCTTCCCCAGCTGAAGGTGCCTCATGTGGTGATTCTCTAGATGTATAAATAATATATCCAATATTAGTGAAGAATAGAACTTATTATTGACCGATAAATGTATATGTTAAATATATTTTTATAAATCAGATATTCTTCTAACTTGTTTTTCTTTCTTCTTAAAACTCTTCTTATACTGTTTGAAGTCTTGTTTATCGACTCTGAATTTCTCCCCAGTAGCAACGTTTTTAACTAAATATGTTTTAGAAAAAAATTCTCTGATGCCGAAGAAAAGGGCATAGAGTATAAGAGACCATCCTAATGTAGGGATAAATAAAATAAATCCGATAACAATTAACCAAATGTCTAGTGTAGGGTTTATGCGCTTTAAAATCAATCGTTTTCCAGTTGCAGCTTGAGCCTGCTCTAATTGTTGCATACGTTGTAGTGATGCGACGGTATCATAACTCATGTGTTCAACCTCCTGTTTTAAGTTGCATTAAATTAATACATATTCATAGTATTTTATTTTGATGTAACTACACTATTTTTGTACATTTTGTCTACTTGTTCTTTGTTATAGCCATATGTAAGTGTTAATTTATCATCTACAAATAAGCAGGTGCCCACACTGAAACCTCGGCATCCGGCCATGAATTTCGGGAGTTTGGGAATAAATCCGACTGCTTCAATATCCATCAAAATAAAACGTACTGGAATTGCTCTTTTATTTTGCTGTGCACCTTTTAACATATGACTCATAAATGAAAAAATTCGTTTTCCCATATCCGGGAAGAAATCTTCTTGTTTTTGATCACTATCTGTATACGTGAAATAAACAATTATTTTACGCTTTAATAGTTGTAGTAAATCTTGTTTAGAATTTGAATGTAGTTCTGTATAAGGAAGCAATAGTATTTCATAACCTTGATCATATTTTAGAGCAGATGTTTTTTGATACATAATGCCTTTGTAATCTAATACAAATAGTGATTCTTTCTCAAAACTTTTGATGAAATTTTCAACTTCAATTAATCCAGTTTTAGGGTCATAATAATTTTCGATAATTTGATTTAATGTTTTAAATGGTGGTTGTTTTGACATTGTAATTACTCCTGGTTATATTTTTTCTCTTGGTGTTTTCCTTCTAACCTTAATTTCTATCCCATAAAATTTTTTGTTCTCCAAAAGTTTCTCTGATAGTGAAGCCTTTATATTTAATTTTTTATTCAAAAATCCTCACCTTCTTCAACCCAAATATCCTCTAATTTCATCTCTAACACCCTAGCTATTCGATATGCCACAGGTAAGGTAGGGAGTCCACCTTTTAATAAATTTGTCATTGCAGAATTGCTAATTTTCGCTTGTTTTGCAACATGAGAGTATTTAACTCCCCTTTTATCTAATATTTGCTTCAATTCACTCTTCATAATTTACACACCCACTTATAAATTTTCGCTTGTCTTTATTAATATTTTTCTATGGACAGGCAATAATCCTTCTTCTCGTTCATATACCTATATTACTTCCATACGGAAGCCCACGAAGAATTCTACTTGGAATTCCGTATGGCACTGTAGATATCAAGAGAGGAGAGGGTTACATGCGTTCTCATTATAGTTATCTCAATGTAACTCCGTATTTATATTCATCAAAAGAATTACGCCACATGTATAACGAGTCAAGATCCAGAAAAGAGACGGAATCAATTCTTACTCACATGAGGAACCATGAAGTATTTGATAACAAAGAGTACAAAGGGTATTTCAGCTTATCACAAGTTATTGAAGAAGATTTATATGGAGAAGAGGAAGATATATTGAATTGGCAAGATTTAATGGAGCGGTATCAAATTGTAGCTACCAAATCAGGGATCAAATTTCGTGAGAAAGAGGAACTGGTTGAGGAGGAATGGCTATGACACTTGCAGGAGAAGCAGTCATTATTTGGACGGCAACAGGTTTGTCTGTAATTGCGATGAGTGTAGCTGAAAAAATGGGGAAGAGTGTTCCACATTGGCTTCCACGTATAACCTTGTATACGACGCTTACGGGCTCGTTCCTATATCTTCTACGTTATGTTCTCGTTATGTTTCTATAAAGGAATACGATGTGGAAGAGAGGGACAGTAGGACTCATAAGCAAAAATGTTCGTCCTGTTACCTTCAAAAAAAGTGCAATGATATCCTTATAGGATATCTAAAGGAGAAATGTTTATGCTGGAATTACTATTGGTTCCGACGACAGCTTTAACTATTGCATTCGTAAGTGATCGGTTTAAAAGTAAAATAGATGATAAAAAGAAGATACAAGTATTTTTTGAAGTGTCAGGAATTGCAATTAAAAAAGATGATAGGATTCATTATCCAACATTTAAGATGCAAACTCAGGATGATCGAAGTACAACATATGTGTATGAATTACCTGTTGGTATGCCAAGTAAAATCATTCAGAAGGTGGAAGATGTTGTGAGTGAAGGATTAAATAAACCTGTTCGAATTCATTATGACAACTATAAATTGAACATTCGTGTATTCGATCAAGAGATACCGAAGAAGTGGGAATGGTCAACAAATTTAATGCAAGCTGGAAAATGGCTTGTGCCAATCGGTCAAAGTTTAGAACAATTAATTTATCACGATTTTGATAAAACACCACATATGACATTAGGTGGTTTAACACGTATGGGAAAGACTGTATTCCTAAAGAATGTGATGACATCTCTTATTATTGCACAAGCCGATTATACGCACCTGTTTATTATTGATTTAAAGGGAGGATTAGAGTTCGGTCCATACCAAAATGTAAAGCAAGTTGACTCGATTGCAGAAAAGCCAATGGAAGCGTTTCAGCTACTGAGCGTGATTCTAAAAAAGATGGAAGAAAAAATGCTTTTTATGAAAGAACGTCATTATACCAATGTGGTAGAAACAAATGTGCGCCCATAAGGGCCTTGTAAACTCTGATTTAGTAAATCAGCGGGTGAAGTGAAACAAGATAACAACCCGACACCGGTAGCCTTATCCGTAATCGAAAGTGAGCGGGGAGTGTAGCATGGCTGCAACGGGATAAGTCACTCTAATGTCATGAGTGCGACTGAATTTCTAGGTGTACCGTGGTAAACAAGGTTGAATGCTAAACTGCGTGAAGGATAAATCAAGGGGTCTTATCGACGACCATATCGAAATAGACATTGAAACGATATGTCTCTAGTTCAGCTCATCTATTTTTTGTGGAGAGAGGTGTGTTTCACACTAGAGAACCAACTAAAGTACATTAGTAAAGATTGAAAGTCCCAACCGACATTACTACAAACTATTTACAAGGTACTAAATGGGGATTACCTAAGTGGAAGCGCCATTTATGGCTATAGAGGATGATTTCAAGGTAAAAACCAAGAAATGTGGCTCTTGAATATTCCATATGGTAACGGAGCCTTCGTAGTAGTCAGAGATAGGGAAAGCCTATCACACTAACGTATGACAAATTACGTTAGGTCATGGTTGTGAAATCAGGATGGCGAAGGAAGGTAGTCAATTAGTTCATGATGATAATAAACAGGAAGGAAGCGAGATGCTGATGAGAAATCCAGTTTATGTATTGAACACCTTGTCGAAGAATACTATTAAAGAAAACTATAAGTTCAAAAGATTATATAGAAATCTTTATAATCCAGAATTCTACTATAAAGGTTATCAAGAAATATATGCCAATCCAGGTAATATGACCAGAGGAACCATAAATAAAACTGTTGATGGCTTCTCAAAAAATAGAGTATCTAAAATCATCAACAACATTAAAAATGGTAACTATAAACCTACTCCTGTTAAGCGAGTATATATTGATAAAAAAGGGAGTAAGAAAAAACGTCCTCTTGGGGTACCGACATTTGACGATAAACTTGTCCAATTAGTAATAAAGTATATCTTAGAAGCAATTTATGAACCAAACTTCTCTGAGAACTCACATGGATTCAGGAAAAATAGGGGTTGTCATACAGCTTTGAAACAAATTAAAAAGAGTGGTAATGGAACTAAATGGTTTATTGAAGGTGATATTCAAGGTTTCTTTGACAATATCGACCACCATATCCTAATTAACCTACTAAGAAAACGTATCAATGACGAAACACTCATCGGATTAATATGGAAGTTCCTAAGAGCTGGGTACATGGAGGATTGGCAATTCCACAAAACATTCAGTGGAACACCACAAGGAGGGATTCTCAGTCCTCTTCTTGCCAACATATATCTAAACGAACTAGATATATACATGGAAAAATACGCTGAAAAGTTCGGAAAAGGTCAACCAAAAGACAGAGAAGTTGATAAAAGATATCAATACTTACACCTCAAAATAAAAAGAGGGCGTAAGAAAGCAGACTTACTAAGAGAACAAGGTAAACACAATGAAGCTCAGGAATTAATCGAGCAAGTCAACGAATGGGTTAAGGAAAGGGGACAACGTCCCTACTACAATCCAATGTCGGATAAATTTAAGTCACTAAAATATGTTAGATATGCTGATGACTTTATTGTAATGATAATCGGCAGTAAAGATGATGCCAAAGCCATTAAATCTGATATAGCTCAATTTCTCAATGAAGAATTAAAATTAACTTTATCAGAAGAAAAAACACTTATCACCCACTCTAGCAAGAAAGCAACATTTCTTGGGTACAACGTCAATATCACTAGAAACGAGTTATTTACCAAATACTCGGTGAAAGGTGCAAAAAGAAGACATCACAATCTAAAAGTAAGACTTGAAATCCCCCATGAAACATGGCGAAATAAATTACTTGCCCTGAATGTTTTAGAAATGAAGTATGTGAATGGGAAAGAAACTTGGAAACCAAAGCATAGACCGGAAATGGCACACCTAGATGATTTGGAAATACTACATAATTATGTATTACAGATCAGAGGGATGTACAACTACTACAAATATGCAGTTAATTCAACGGTACTCCAAAAATTCAGTTACGTTCTAGAATACAGCATGTATAAAACATTCGCCAATAAATATAAAAGCTCAATCGGAAAAATTAAGGGGAAATATTGCAAAAACGGTGTATTCATAGTCAATTACAAAGATAAAAAAGGCAAACAACACTCTCATTCTTTCTACAGGGAAGGATTTAGAACGGTTGATATAACTAAGATGAAAACACAAGAAAATAACATCGACAACTTGTTAGCCTCAAGAGTTCATATGTCAACAACTAGTCTTATGGATAGGTTGTCAGCCAACAAATGTGAACATTGTGGTAAAACCGATTCTAACTTAGTAATGCACCATGTCCGAAAAATGAAAGATGTTGAGAAAGGCAAAGCCAAATGGCAAAAATTAATGATTGCCCGTAGACGCAAAACATTAGCCGTATGTGAGGATTGCCATAATGAAATTCACTATGATATGAGAGTAGAACTTATAGCGAAAAACAGAAAAAAATAACTTTGACAAGCAATTGATGGAGAGCCGTATACTCTGAGAGGAGTACGTACGGTTCGGTGAGGGGTTTTGAGAAACCTATCATAGCAATATGACAAGGCGCTCGCTTCCTACTCTACATAAGAGAACGTTATTTTATTATCGTGGATGAAGGTGCGGAACTTTGTCCAGATAAGAGCATGAGTAAAAAACAACAAAAATTACTAGGAGCTTGTCAGCAGATGCTTTCTCATATAGCACGAATTGGTGGAGCATTAGGATTTCGATTGATATTTTGTACACAATACCCTACTGGTGATACTTTACCACGTCAAGTGAAACAGAACAGTGATGCAAAATTAGGATTTCGGTTACCAACTCAAACAGCTTCTCAAGTTGTCATTGATGAAACTGGTCTTGAATCGATTGAAAGTATACCAGGGCGCGCGCTTTTTAAAACGGATCGCTTAACAGAAATTCAAGTCCCTTATATCTCAAATGAACAGATGTGGGACATATTAAAACAATACGAGGTGAAAAAGGATGCATATGCAGACACATATCAAAATGAATCGTCAGATGATGATTTTGACCTCGATTAGAAAGTTGAAATTCGCCACCAGAAGACATTTGATGGCCATTCACGATATGGGAGGAATACGGAATGCGAATCGGATTCTAAAAGATTTAAGCCCATATGTGAATAGTACCGTTTATAAAAAAGAGCATGTATACTACCTCAATAAACAAGGACGTGCGCTATTCGATGATACAGAAAAGGTTGTGCCTACCATTCGATTAGCACACAGCCTCATGAGAAACGAAGCGTGGCTATATCTGTTTTGCCCTGAAGATTGGCAGATAGAAGCCCCTATCCGTTATAAAGTAGATGACAAGAAGCGAACCATTATTCCGGATGTAAAGTACCGTGATAGTGACGGGATTCTCAATGCAGTCGAAATAGATCGTACACAAATGATGAATGTGAACAGTGAAAAAATGAATAAGTATGGTGAATTCACGGTGTATTATAAAAACAAATATAACGGGAAAGTCCCTATCCTTCATTTCTTTACACTCACACCATTTAGGCAAAAGACGCTAGAACAATTTGCTGTGCAGCAAGGTGTATATGCAAAGGTATATGTGATACCTGAAGTGTAAAAGAGAGCATCACATACCAAATTCAGGGTCAAAATAATATTTGTTCATCAAATTGTTTACGATACCGTTGAAATACGCAAACTTACCCTTTTTCATTTTGACTCCATCTTTTACCTTCATCGCAAATTCTTTCATAGCTTGTACACCAATTTGTAGTTCTTGTTCTTTGTCAAACGCCGTTTGGCCTGTTGTATGATTTATTACACAATTGCATTGTTTTACGACCTTCCAAAATTCTTGAATTGTTTTAGCTTTTGAATAAAATGCTGAAGTTAGGGAAACGAAACGTTTCGGAACCCAATGGGCTACAAATTCAGCACATTTAATGTTTTCTTTAGGTACAGCATTATTGTCATTACCATTACGTTTATTTATATCTTTACTCTTTTGTTTTAAGATTTTAGTATTTGTTTTAACGGTAGGACACTTCTTAGTAGTTTCAGTAGGGTGCTTGTGGGACACTTCATTTACAATTGGTTGGATAATAATTGCATTAGAAGTTTGGCGCATATCTTTTTTTCGCTTCATAGCTATTTGCTTAATTATTCTTAAAGTCACAAGTTTCGTCATTAAACGTTGTACAGTTTTATATGATACGCTCATTATCTCAGCTATTCTATTTTTACATAGGAAACTAACACCTACGTATTTGCAGCTATGACGCTTTAAAATTTCAAGTAATGCAATTAATTTAGATTGTACATCTGCACGTTTAATAGACGTTTTAATTACATCTCTGTATACTCTAATCGTTTGATTTAATTCCTGTACATTTGAAAATGTTGATAAATTATGATAGGACTCTGGTTGAGCTAATACATCAATACACTTTTTCAT